AGCAAATGGATATATTGTACTTCGAGACTATGGAGAGTCACTTTTCGGAACTTTAGCCAATCCTGTCTCACCTGCCACCTCATATACGATTACTTGGACAATGCAGTTCAATTCCCGCGATACTACTTTTGGAGGCGAAGGACTCATCGTTAAACCCTTTTGGCAATCGGATAATAGTTGCTATGAGTTCGTTATTTTAAATGATGGAACAAATACTTGGACATTAAATAAAGTTGTTGCATCAACAAGGACACAACTTAAATCAGGAACATTTGGTTTTGCTTGGGGAACGAATGTATCCCATACCTTTAAAATTGATGTCGGACAAGCAACCAGTGGGAAAATAAATATTTCACTCGATGGAACAGCTCTCTATACCACTAATTCTGCTTCAACTGATGCGGGACTAACAGGCGGTCAAGTTGCCTGGTATGCACAGGGGGTCCATGTGCAACTTAGTGATATGATTTTAAATGTTGCAGGAGATACCACAAGTGGAGGACTTGAGACATTGCGGGTTGGTGATCCAGGATTGACAACCGCAAACTTTGAGAACTTCTGGACAGCGGTTGCGACAGCATATGCAGATAATGAAACGGTTTTAGGCTACGACTTGATGAATGAACCGCATGATATGCCTGTTCCGACTTCCCCATCAAATTATAAAGTAACGGCTGCAAATACAGGACTTCACTCACTAACCTATCGTTCGATTGATGCAATGAAATTAACAAAGGATAATATTACTAATCAAGTGCCTACAGCGTATATAACCGCGTATTGTAACTTTTTAGCGGCACATTTCAATTTGACGCATATTGGTATTTCAATTCCCCTAGACACAACGGCTGCTTTTACCGCTAATGGGTCAACCCCTTCTCCTTTAACCGCTGAACAGTATTTAGCTGCTTGGTGTACGGCTATCCATAATGCGGGATTAAAAGTTCTTTATCGCGGGACGTTTTGTAATATGGAGAATATTTATAATTTTCCTTACTTACCGTATGGAAACGCTGGGTTTGTTCCCCAGGGTACTACCTCTTCAGCACCTACGGATGGTACAACTACCTGGCTTGGAAGAGTATACTCTCGTATCCAAACCATAGGATCTAACTTTGAGTCAGGGGATATTTTCGCACCTTTCCCAGAGCAAACAAGTTATGTCTTTAATGGTAACTCGTTTCTTTCAACAGCAGGCAGTGGTATACAAGCTAACTATTATTCTTTCTTTGAAGACTTGCCAACGGTAATTACTGATGCGTTTACTAATTTGTCTATCTCAGGAGTTGTCACTAATCTTACATCGAACAATTATTCAGAACTTCGCTCAGGTTGGCTTAATTCTACTTTTGTTACAACCGTTGGGGCACAGGCAGTTGATTATTATGGGAACTATAATAACGATGGGTATACCCCTGCACAATTTGGAGCCGATCTAGCAACAATCTATTCACAGAATGGTAATACGGCAATTTTTCTTCAAGAGTTTGCCGATATTCAGAATCTAGATTTAGATGAGGCGGATCGTATAACCTATCTTACTGAGTTCTATACAGAACTTGCTTCCTTACAAAGTGCGGGAAAACTCAACGGGTTTAATTATTGGGGAGGATGGGACTCAAGCATCGGAGATGGAGGCGAACAGATTCTTATTAATTCAGGAACGCTTGAAAACCCTGTTTTCGGGATTAATTATAACGGTGTAGTATTACAATCTTTCTTCCAAGCAAGTGGGAATATCGAGTCAACGGTTACCGCCATGATGCAGGCTGCAATAACTGGGATTAGAACTGAGGACTCAACACACTACATTTTTGCTGAAACAGACGAATGGGCAGGAGGACAAAACTTTGCTCAACAATACGGGAGTAACCCAACGCCTTGGCTGACAGACTCAGATAATAAACTTGTGTATTCCTTCCACTATTACTTTGACGATGACCATTCGGGAACCTATCCGATTGCCTTTGCATCAACGAATAATACGAACATTCCTGGGGACGTAACACCGATTATGGAATGGGCACAAAATAACAATCAACTGTTATATGCAGGTGAGTATGGAGTACCCGCAATAGAGGATTGGCAGATATGTCTTTCAACCTTCTTAGCTCTTGCCAATCAATATGATGTCTGGGCTACCTATTGGGCAGCGGGAGACGCGTATACTTCTATTACCACAATTCAACCAGGCGGGTCATATCCAAATTATATAGACCAATTACAAATGGCAATTGTGGGCTTACCTGCAAACCTGCAAAATATTGTTAAAGGGCCGCAACCGCAATTTACTTATGACTTTCTTACAGCTTCGGGGGGAGTACCAACTAATACCTACTCGCTTGAGCTTCTTGCAGATGCCAGCCAGTACGCAACAGCCGACTCTAGTGACTCACTTAAGATTACCAGTGATTTAACTTTAGAGGCATACGTTGCGTTACTTACGTTACCTGCTGTAGGTGACTCAATGTCTATTGTTGGTAAATGGGATGCCTCAGGAACTACACAATCCTATCTTATGGATCTGTATGCGATTAGTGGTTTCTTTGGTAACGGACAGGATGGAGAGCTTATTGTTACTTCAAATGTAACTCAAGCACCAATTGACTCAGCGTGTGTTGGAACGGCAGGAGCATATGTGCTTAATGCGAGTAATGCAAGTTTTGCGCCAGGACAAGTCATTGTTATTTGGCAAACGCAAGGGACAAATGCAGGACAAGAAGAGCGTAATGTTATTGCCGGATATAATGGGTCACAAATCACGCTACAAACTCCGCTACAGGGAACGTATACAACGGGGGCGCAAGTTATTGTTATTCCACAATATACGAGTGGGACAATTAATGCAACGTGCACATGGTCTGCGAAAGCATGGAATGGGACAACGGGCGGTCGATTAGTAGGATTATTTACCAGTACATTTACGAATAACGGAACTGTTCTTGGCGATGGACTCGGTTTTAGAGGTGGGGTTACTCAAGGCTCCTATCAAGGAGCGACTGGAGAAGGTTCTGTGGGTGCGTCTCTTCAACCGCCGGCCAACCAAAACTATGATGCCTATACTTTAGACAATCCTAATGGTTCAGGCGGTGGTGGCGGTTCAACTGATGTTAATCAACTTTACTCAGGCGCAGGTGGAGGAGGAAATGGAACACAAGGAACGAATGGTTTATCAATTAATGGAGGAGTCAATCTTGCCATAGGTGGGCTTGCTCTGGGGACAGCAGATTTGACTGCTATGTCTCCTGGTGGGGGCGGTGGGGGCGGCTCCTTAGTTTCAGCCAGTGGTACAAACACAGGGGGTAATGGAGGAGCATGTATTGATATTAACGCTGTTACAATTACAGGGACGGGGCTCTTTAGCAGTAACGGAACAAACGCAATTACTTCAACATCTGCTAAAAATTCAGGTTCGGGAGGAGGAGCTGGTGGCTCAATCAGACTTAAAACACAAATCGCAACTATGACTGATCTTACTTGCTCAGCAGAAGGCGGTGAGGGCTCAGCAGGAGTGGGTGCGGGAACAAACGCGAATGGTGGTAGTGGAGGGCAAGGTATTATTGCAATTTCATATCTTACCTCATATGCAGACGGTACAGAGACTCCAACCCCTACCTATATTCAGGATAATACCTTGGTGACGACAGCTACCTATCAATTACGACTTCACATCTCAAGTAATGGAGTCTTAAATGAAATTTTAGCAATTAATCTGCCAGGTCTTTCAACAGGAGCTTGGAACAGGTTTTCAATTACTTGGACTGCCTCATCTTCTCTTGCAAACTTTTATGTTAATGGAGGACTTATCGGCTCAACTGTAGGAAGTGCAACCGCAATTGACTCTAACGCGGGAGCGTTGTTTGTGGGAGCTGATAATAACGCAAGTGGGGATCCTGAGAACTTTCTCAACGGATATATTAATGATGTCCGTATCTGGGCTGGAGCAGAGGATTCACAAATTAACTCACTCTATAACGTGCAGTTATCAGGTAATCAACAAAACCTCGCAGCATATTACACCTTTAACAATACAGCCGATGACATATCGGCAAATGGTAATAACTTAACCCTTGAAAACTCACCGTTATATTCAATAAATGTACCGTTTACAGGTTCGCTACCATTAAATATAGATCAGCAGTACACAACAAATGGCGATACCTATGCAATCCCTACAACAATCTCAGAGAGTTTAGCTAATCAATTACCCTTCACTCCACAATTTGATCCGCAGTTGTCGATGGATGTCGACGTAGCTGATCCAGGAACAGGAGACTGGACACTTACCATTCACGATGAATCAAATAACGTGATTGCTCAACAAACGGTTAAAAACTCTCGTCTTGTATCAAGTGGCTATCAGTTATTTATCTGGAATACTCCCTGGCGAATTGTCATAGGTAATAACTACCATGCTCATCTTACAAGTACTGTTGATGATGGGACTATTGTTACAAGTCACTCAAACGCTCTACAAAGTGGTGGGTTAGTAACAGCAGATTTTCATACGTACTATCAATTCTTAGTAACTGATACTTCCTATCATCCAATGGCAAGATGGCTTAATTTCTTGGTAATAGGAAATGAGAGATACTTGGCAACCTGGAACGGAGCCTTTTATCAGCCGAACCTTATTGCTTTTCCCGCAGGAACGCACGTTCGATGCTTTGGTGTCTGGGGTGCGTATCTCGCAATTGGTACCTGGCAGGAAACAAACTCAGGAACCCCTAATATCTATGACTGGGCAAAAGGAACTATCTATTTCTGGGATGGGATTTCACTAACCTTTAACTTCTCAATTGATGTTCCTGAAGGACAAGTCAATGCGATATACGGTATGGATGCTGACTTGTATTACATTGCAGGCTACAAGGCTGATCTTATGTATTATCACGGGTCATTTGCCAATCAGTCAGGCTCATTTAACGGAACAAAGGTCAAGCGTGTACCGTACCTGGAACGCTCATCGTATATTGAAACCTACCCTCAGGCTATGGCTATGTGGCAAGGACTTTTGTATTTTGGCATGGGTGGGGCTTCAGACTCGGTGAATTTCCCGCGTAATGTCTATTCCTGGGGGACTTTATATCCTCAATATGCACAGACTCTTTCTTCTGATTATGTCATTTCCACTGGTAGGAATGGCTCAACGGTGAAGATTGGGTTGGTCTATCCCGTAGGCAAGAAACTGCTAATTGGTTGGCAGGATGGGCTAGCCTACGGGGTGGATGTCATTGACCCTGATAGTGGACAGTTTTATCAATCAGGGTATTTGCAAACACTGATCCAAGATGGGGGAACCGTATGGCATGAGGATTTACTGGTTAAAATGCGGGCAGATCATCTGGTATTAAACGCAGGGGAAAGTGTACAAATTGGCGCGTATCTGGATCGCTCAAGTGTGCTCTCATTAGTGAATTGTGCAACGGATACCTCTAGTCGGTTTACAGTTAATACAATGGAGCAAGGAAGGGTGTTTGAATATCAGTTACAGGCTAATTTGAATGGGAATGGGTCGAGTAGTCCAAGTGTGTTGGATGTGACAGGTGGGGTGAACCCGCTCGACAGCGAGAGTCAGTATTGATACTATTACATTATGCAAGACTTTTTAAATCAATTAATGGGTGCAGCAAAGTCAATTGAAGGTGCTGTTGGAAATGTAACAAATACCATAGGACAAGGAGCGCAAGCCGCTGGACAAGATATTGCAAAAGCAGTAACACCACAACCGCAAGTAGCTACTCCACCGCCAGTGTCAACAGTGCCAGTAAGTCAATTACCACAAACGCCTGTTGCCCTTGCTCCACAACAAAGTACTCCAACTGCAAGTATAAATCAGTTACCATCACAAGGAGGAGTTGTTTCTCAAATAGGATATAACCTATCACCACAAGGGATAAAAGCAACATTGCAAAAAGGTGGGAACACTCCCGTTATACAAGAACTTGCAGGAAAAGAAGGGCCAAATGCTCAAGCGGTTGCAGGAATGGGAATGGTGGGAGATGCCGACACTGGAGGAGGTGCATTTCGTCCTGTTAAGCCTGGAGAAGTTTTACCACAGGGATATACAACAAGAATGAATATGGCAACGGGGGAACAAATGACAAATGCTCCCGATACAACACAAATTATTGATCCAAAAACAGGACAACCGATTGTTAAACCACAACTGCCAGAAGGTCAAAATGGAGATCAGTTCGTCTTTCCATCAAAACCATTAACAGGGGGAACGCCTGCAAAGGTAGCAGCAAGACCTTTTATTCCTCCTGCTACACCTGATCTTGTTCCAGGAGGCGCGATGAAGCCACCAACTGAGGAAGGATTACCATCAATAGGAGAAACTCCACAAGCAGTACCATCAGCAACAGAACAACCTATCGAGCCGCAAGCTCCTGGTGTACCTTCGCCTGCATCAAATTACACTCGTACTTTTGATGTAACTGATCCAAATATTCACCCGTCAGCTATTGATCCACATGAAGATATGATGCGTAATTTAGAGGTGGATGGATCAGATATAAAAACACAACAACAAAAAGCTCAGGTCAATGCTACGGCAAATGGGTATGGTATTAAAGGATCCCAGACACAACAATCAGGCTTAATTAATGATGCAATAGATACTTTAGCAAAACGAGCAAAAGTTAATATTGCGGCAACCGGTGGAACAATTGCCAAGAGTGATCTTATTAATGAAGTTGCTAAGGGTATCTTTAAAGTGGCAGGACAGCATGATATAGACCCTAATGCTGTTATGAAAATGGCAGAAGATACGGTCAATAATGCCTATGCGAGAGTTAAGGGTGTAGATGCAAACGGAAGCTACTCAACAGAAGCCCCAGATCAGATACCAGGAGTTGATGCGCAAGACATGAAAACACAGTTTAATAGTGACTCAAGTAGTACGTTTGGCAAAGATCCTTCAACCTGGACAAAAGCGCAAAAGACAGCACGTCCTGCAAGAGATGCTGTAGATAAACTCTTAGGGGAGCAATATCCTGCTGCAAAAAAACTTAATAACGATATGTCAGATTTATATAATGCTAAGGAGTCATTACGAAAAGGATCAAATACTGAGGGAACCGCGGCTAAAAAGGCATATATGGATCAAGAGAAAGCCACACAAGACGCAGCAAATGCACCAAAAAAACCAAATATAGGAAGCAAAATTATAAAAGGAGTAGGAGCGACAGCTCTTGTAGGGGGATTATTAATGGGAGCGGATGCGTTAAGTGCTAATACTCCAATAGGCTATTCATCTGCCACCCCGCAAAACCCACAAGGGAATACTCAAAATGGATCCGAAAAACAAAATGCCCCCAATGGCAAAAATTCCGTTGGCAACACAAGTCAAAATATCACTAATCATGGTCAGAGTGTAACACAAACTCCTTCAAATGTCAATAGTCTTGAGACAGATCCGACAAAAGTACAACTTGACGGAAACGGGCAGGTAAATCCTCCTGACTACACAAAAGTTAAAAATTCTGTCGGGCAGCCAGTTTTGGTAACAGATGCCGATTTTCAAGCACAAGGTGATGCAATTCGCGCTCAAGCAAATGCTGATCCTGGTAATAAACTTGTGCAAAGTCAGGCTGCACAAAACGCATTGGCATTAAAAACAGCGTATGATGCAACCTCTGATTTTCGTACACAATATAAGAAAGCACAACCCGCATTGCAACAAATAACTAGTACTTTACAGAGTATCAGCCCGTCAAATACTCCTAATTTTGGAGACTCAATTGAGGCAAATTTGCCGGTAATAGGAGACGTGGGGCTTCAAGAAGTACATTCCATGTTTAATCAAAATTATGGAACTTTACTAGGACAGGCAAAAGCATCAGATAAAATGGCAAGTTCATTCGGGTTTGATATGAACGCAGCGGGAGCAAATAACGCGGGGACGATGAGAAGTCGTTTACAATTAGAAGCGCAAAAGATTGTTGCATATCTTAATCAACAAGCAAAAACCAGTGGATCAACAAGTCTCCCGACTACACCTGTCATCCCTCCTAATAATCAAGGTGGGGATACTGGGGGGACGGGACAAATGCCAAGTACACCACAACCTCTAGGAAATCAGATAGCACCTGCAAATCCAAACTGGGGAAAAATGAGCGTTACGCCTCAGCCGATCGTAGCTAATTAACAGGTACATATCCTAAAACAGACTCGCCACTGTATTGTGTCCAATGAGCTAAAGTGTCAACGCTAACACCTGAGTCTTCTGCCGATACAAAAGATCCTGTCTGTGGATTGATTAAAATACCAGTATGTCCTAATCCATTGTCTCCTGTAAAATATACTTTATCGCCTGCTTTTGCGCCTTGAAGATTAGGGTCAGCAACGGCAGAACCATCATTGAGTTGGTTTTGCCAAGCCTCAGCAGCAGTACCTCCCATATTAGATGAGCCTGTTGCTTTTTCTTGAAATGCTTCACAATATCCGTCATATGATTGATCGCCTATATCGCTTTCTGCTGCTTGTACATCAGCAGGTTCTCCTTGAGAATTGTTCGTGGGAGTTGTAGAAGGAGAACCTAAAATAGCATCAACTGCATTAGACGGTTGCGGGGTTGATTGCTGTTGTGAACCATTTAAGATTGCATCTACTGGAGATGAGTCTGAGGCTCCATCGAGAATAGTATCAGCTAAGGTCGGCATATTAGTAATTAACTACTGTAGAGGGTGCTTGTCCTGTTGGATCGTAGGGATTTGAAACTTGTCCCGTTTGTGCATTAAATACTGCTTCAGATGGCGAAAGCACTTTATATTGCTGTCCTGCTTGTGCTGCTGCAACACTGCTTGATCCTGTGATACTTGCTGCCTGTACCTGAGCATTTGCAGCAGCTAACGCACTTTGATAAGAGGCTTCAGCGGAACTTAACTGAGCATACGCAGTCATTTGACTTTCAGATAATTGAACTCCGCTTTGCATCTGGGCAGTTAACGCGTTTAACTGATTTTGTTGTGCAGTCGTAAATCCGCTCATCTGTTGTGCATATTGTTGAAGATTATACTGGCCTGTTTGCTCGATTGGAAGTAAATTCTGGGTATTTTGCTCGTACTGCAAGTTGGCATAATTTGTCGCGTTACTTTGAGCAGTTGTTGCATTGTTTTGAGCTGCGTTTGCCTGTGGTGTTAAGTATTGTAAGTCCTGGTCTGTTTTCTGTTGTACTTGATTATTATCATAATTAAATCCTTTTGCTGCATTGACATCAGTAATTGGTGCTTGTAAAACAGCATTATTTAATGTGTTAGCGGTATTTTGCAAAGGTTGCACATTATACATCTTCATCCCAGTTTGCAGGGCTTGAGTAGTAGAGGGTTGGGATGCAATTTGATTTTGAAACGCCTGTTGATATTGATTTTGTTGCTGATTTTGGGATTGACCTAGAGCTGTTACTCCAGACTCTGTTTGTTGGGTCTGCTGAGTGGGATTAAAAGAATTGATGGCATTCGCACCCGCTCCAGCGGCAGAATTAACCGCATTCGCACCTGTTGTATAAATAGAACTTGGGGCAGCCATATAATAAAAGTATAGACAATCTCTAGCAGAATTGCTACCATAATTATATGAACCCACAACCCCAGCAAATGTTACCCCCTCAGGCTGTAGCCGCGATGGTAAGGCGTGGCGCATCTCCAAACGGTCTTTTTCAACAAGCACCTATGCAAGCAGGAGCAACACCAGGCGCACCAACTTATGACCCATCAATGGCAACACCTCCGCAAGCGGGCACACAACAGCAAAACCCTATGATGACCCCTCCTCCTGGTACAACACCAGGACAGCCAATGCAACCAGGACAACCACAATTAGCAGGTCAATCGGGAGATGTACAACCAATGTCTGAAAGCCAGATGATCTTGAATGCCTTACAAGACCGACTCGAACATCACAGCAAAATTACTGAGAAGACACTCTCTACCCTTACGAAAATGCTTGAGGCAAACATCCCCGTTGATCCCTCTCAACAGTCAACACCAACAAGTCAATGAATCCAAACAGCAATAATCAAAACATGTTTGCCCAACTTATTCAGAAGTGGCAAATCCCAAACGGCCTAATTACCCCGCTTATGTTATGTGCAACACAGAAAGTTGCAATTGGGGATTTATATTACAGTAATGGCTCAGTTTTTATTCGCCTGCCCATTGGTACTGCCAATCAAGTTTTAACGGTTGTTAATGGACTACCTATTTGGAAAACACCAACGCCAGGATTTAGCGGAACGATTACAACGGCCAAACTAACTTCATTGGGTGCAAATGGGTCAATGACTTTTGTAGATGGAGTTTTGACCAGCGAAGTAGCAGCTACTTGACGAGCTTTAGCATTTCTGATTTAATAAACACAATGAACGAAATCCTCTCACAACAAGATCCAAGGTGGGCAAATTTGCCACTTGGGACAGTTTCTCCAACAGCACCCGCAGGTACAAACCCTTATCTTATTTGGTCAAAAGGTTGTTTTGTCACAGAACTTGCACAAGCTCTCAGTCTTACTCCTGATGTCGTTAATCAAAAACTCATTGCAGTAAATGGCTATGCCGATGACGGTACGGGTCGGCTCTCTGAGGTAATTTGGGCAAAAGTAGCAGAGGCATTTCCAGGATACACAGCAACCCTCATCAGTCCTTATGATAATCAGGCAGTTCTCAATAATTTAGCTGAAGGGAACAAAGTTCTAGTTGAAGTTTCAGCAGCTCCCATCGGCGGAACAGGCTTACATTGCGTCCAATATATCGGTAATGAACAATGTACTAACTGTTGGCCTAACCCGGCAACGACAGTGCCTACTAGCTTTTTCCCTGGAGTACAATCTTACGTTGTAATAACTGTACCGTCTGTGGAAACCACTTCCCCATCGTCTGAAGTAGGAGAGGGGACAGCTCAAACCGAAACGCCTGCTAGTCCTGTAGAAAATGCTGCATCTGAAACACCAGTACCAGGAGAAAATACAGCAACGCTTCCGGCGGGTTGGCCTGCAACATATCAGGGATTGGATATGACAAACCTTCAATCAGTTGAAACAGCGATTGATACATGGAAGTCTGTTGCAAATGGTGAGTATGTTTCTGCAACACAGTATGGTCAATTAGTGGATCAGATAACTGGCGCGTTGGGTATTGACTCATCAACTGATATTCAGACAATTGTTCAGAAAGTACAGACTCTTAAGGCTGGATTTGATAAGCAAGTGACTGATTCGTTAGTGCCAGCACCGGCAAATGTAGAGGGTACAGGGACACCTGTAGGAACTACCGTACCAACACCAACACTCAAGACGCTTCCTGCATCTCAAAAGCAGACACTCCTTAATCACATAGAGGCGTTTGCATTGGGTGTAAAACAAGAACTTGGCATCACTGGTTAAAGTCCAAATCGTGAACTGGTACAAATCCTTCACTAGCCGCAATTGAAGCAATCCTCGTATACGATTCAAGCTCTAGTAGTCTATCCTGTAGTTGCATATTCTTCATTTGTTCATTTGTTATCTGATTTTCTAAGTTTTCATACGCTGGAGTAATAACGTAAAGTTGAGAATCCACATCCAGTTGTATAATCTTGAGGATAATAAGAAGTGCTAGTAGTATCGCTATTGTTATTTTCATTACAGTCGAAACCAGTCACTCGGACGCATCCGTAAGAAAACAAACCGCCGTATTTCTAAATATCGTTTTGTCAGTTCTTTCCTATTAAGTGGAATTTTTTGAAACTTCCAGAGTCTATGATGTGCCCACCAATGATGCCACCAACAGAGGGGTCGCACATCATTTATCTCCTGCTCTTCCCCAACGAACTCGTAGCTTAGGTGGTGTACGTTGAGTCGTTTTATTTTACACCCGATGACGGTACAAGCCCTTCCATATCTCTCAAAGGCCTTTCTCCTCATGTCCTGCCAATGAGATGAGTCAAGATATTCCTTATACCATCTCTGTCCTTCCGTCATATTGTAATATTATAAGAGATTTGTTACTGTTTATATATGAGTTACAAACTCTCAGATTTATTTCTTGGAGACTTCCCCGTAACGGAAAGGTTTGGCGCGTCCCCTGCAACGTATATCGCTCGTTATAATATCAGTGGTTTCCCTGGCGTTCGGTTTAAAATGCCTTCTCTTACTCCTATTCTTGCAGCAGCTAACGGCTACGTCCATGAGATCGGTTTTGAAGAGGCGGGAAAGGGAAAGTATCTAGTTATAGTGCATGATGGTTTCCTGACTGTCTACGGGCATCTCAATGACATACAGGTACAAAAAGAGGAACGGGTGATTGCAGGGCAACTCATAGGACATTCTAACCAATCAGGACTGGCAGAATATCCCTGTTTGTATTTTGGGATAGCACCGTCTGATAATGCAGGAAATAAAACGGAAGAAAATCAATACGGGGGATTTATTGATCCTTTTGGTAATGATATTGACTGGGATCTTAAGCACCTCAAGGAACCTATGACAAAAGCGGACATTACTGATGTTATGGAAATAACCGCTAAGGAATATACGGAGCTTCGGGCTCAAGCAACCAACTACAAAGTAATTCTCAATTTCCTGAAAAATAAGACAGAATTTGACGCGTTTCTCAAAGAAGAGGGACGACAGCCCGTTAATGTCGATACAATGCCTGAAAACGCACTAGGTGGTCAAGAGGTGGTATCCTACTTGAACACCATCTCTGAAGAGTTTGACCGATTAGAAGATGAGATTGACGAGTTGAAAGGAACTGAGCCGCAAGAAGAAGAACATCCTCATAAAATAGACATGCTCTCTCAAGATCCAAGGGGACAAGAATCTCTTGCATACAAACCGAAATTGTTTGTAAAATTATGGCATGGACTTAAAAAGTGGATTTTCAACACTGGAGAAGATATTTGATATTCTTACAGCACTTATGCCATCCATTGACTCAAAATTACTCGTATGTTTAGCAGGAATACTCCTAGGCTACCTTGAAACAATAGGCTATGCCGACCCAAAAGATCATGCACAAAATCTTATTATGCTTGAGCAGTTATTAGGGACAGCAATAACAATGGTGACAATACTCTCTTATTTCATTCATGATGCCGTGACAGCAAAGAATCCAAAAGTACAAACTCAACCAAGTGGGTTCGCACAGTTTATAAAAGGATTGGTCTTTAAACAATCTATTCAACCATCCTTACAGTCAGATCCTACGGTTCCTGAAAATATTCCTCAATAAAGATGATTTCTTCTTCTTCACCTTCTTTTTCTCTGGTAAAAAATAAAACACGACAATAAATATTGCAATAATGTAATCATGTAACATGGACAGCCTTTCTTTAAAATTGTAGCAGTTTTGGGGGTTGACATGAGATAGTAAAAAGATTACATTTCATGTATAAACATATGACAAAAAAAGTAACTCTCACGGTGCGTATCTCCAATGAATATAAAGAAAAACTCCGTCTTGTATCAAAAGTGATGGGAATCTCCATGTCTCATTTTATCGAGGGAATAATTGCGGGAATATACATGCCGCCTAAAGATGAGGAGAAAGCATGAAGCTTTTCTTAGAAGCACTCTATGACGGGTTTAAACACGTTGACTCAATTAGTGATCCTGAACGATTAAAGGACTTACGCGGTCAGGATATTCAAATTGACACCGATGGTCTTTGGGTCTTTGAATTTGGGGAGCATAAAGAGTATTCTTTTGAGGTACAGCCGTTACCGGAGGACGGACAATATCGAATAGTGTTGTATAAAAACGGGGTGGTATTAACCGAACCATTAAGAATGAAGGCGATATAATCCACAAGTTATTAACAAGGGGTGGATAACACTTCTCATTGAGATCCGTAAGTGGTTACAGGAAGTGTTATAAATACTATAGGAAGCCTAGGCACGAAGTACTATAGACAGGTTGACAAAGAGGCTAAAAAGAGATATAAATTAAATACGTTGGGCCGGAGAAAAAACCTAGCTCACACTCCTACGGCAAGAGGAGTATAAATCTTAAAACAATCCGAAACTCGTTTTGTGTTGGTAAGGTAAAACTTGCCAAAGTATGTTTTAAGACATCCTTGCCAGCACTAAGCGAGTTTTTTTATGCAACAAACATTTAATCAATACAAAACAATATTTAATAAAACTGGTAAAAAAATCAGATTTTATAAAGATAATTGTATTTCATGTAAAAAAGAGCTTTGGAGAAAAATAGATAAAGTTGGTAAAAAATGTTTTAATTGCGCTGGAAAAAATAGAAAAGGAATTTTTGTAAAACGTAATTTTAATAAATGTGAAGTTGATATATGTAAAAATCTAACCGGAAATAATTCGTTATGTAAATATCATCGGAGACGAATAAAAAATTTAAAGAAAATACAAGCACGAAATGAAGTTCGAAAAGCTATCTTAAGAAGAGATTTGAAAAAGCTTTCCTGCGGTGAGTGTAATTCTTCTGATACGGTTGCCCATCATTCAAATTACGATAAACCCCTCGAAGTTGAATGGCTTTGTGTGCCTCATCATAAAGAAGCGCATGGTGGTAAATGGTTAGCGATAGCATAACCACTTGGTAAGGGGATTTTTTATGGCAAAAACAATGCAAATAGATAATAAGATTTATAACGATGCGTGGTTTTTTTCATTGTCACCAGAAGCAAAGTGGTTGTTTGTTTTTCTTCTTACTAATGATACCTGCAATTTAATCGGATGTTACGAAATGCCTTTTCAAATAATTATTTCTTATACGGGACTTTCTACTAAAAAAATTGACCTATGTTTTAAGGAATTAAAAGACAAAATTATTTATAAAGACGGGTGGATTATTATTAAAAATTTCTTAAAATACAGTTCTAACAACAATCCAAGTATAGAAATTGCTAAAAAGAAACAATTAGCCTCATTACCTGAAAAAATAAACACCCTGTATACAGGGTGGGTACAGGGTGTAAAAACTTTTTACACCTATAACGATAACGATATAGATAATGATAAAGATATTGATATAGATAAAGATAAAGATAAGAAAAGGGTTGTTAAGGGAAAAACATTAAATGATTTATCAGAAGAAGATATAGAACAAATAGCACAGGATTACAAAGTGCCAACTGCTTTTGTTCTCTCAAAAATTGATGACATGAAAAACTACTGTATGGCAAAAGGTAAAGTCTATAAAGATTATAAAGCGGCACTCCGCAACTGGGTAAAAAAAGACGCTATGGAAAGAAAGGAGGTAATCAATGGAAAATCAAAAATCACAGTTATCACGCCAGACCCAAATTGGAATACCTGAAAGGTGGCAAGAAAAATATTTGATTAAAAGAATCGGTGAAGAGGATATAGAAATTACACTTGAAGAACGCAACGCAATACTACAGGTGTTAAATGAGGGACAAAAATTTATACAGGTCGGTAAATATACTTTAATGCTTAACGGATTAAAAAGTATTGATCCAAAATGGGGAGCAAATAATATTCCTGATAAACCAATTCCAAGAACTATAACAACATATACTGAATCAAAAGACCCAAGATATTCTGCTCTCGCAACTGATGTAGTTACAAATCAAGAAGAGATAGATGAATGGAATAAGTATTTTGGAGAGTAAATATGCAAAAAGAGATAGACCGAATTGACAATCGTTTACAGGAATTAAGAGTTGATTATGTGAACGCTTCCGAGAATAGAAAAAAGTTTATAGAAACGGTTGCAAAGCTCTTTAAAGATAAGCGTGAACAGCTTGTAAGATTGAACGAGGGATAGTCAAAAAATAAAAGCCCTAATTCTCGTAGGGCTTTTATTTTCAATCCGTAAAAATTTTTACTAAACACAGAGATTTACAATTTCGCACTCAAAATGGCACTTCAGCCGAGCCGTCTGTATTTGCCGATAGTATAGCAAAGAAATTGTAATATGCAAGTAAGGCTTGATCTAAAACTGCTACTTGACAACAACGACAACAACATGATATTATGAAAAAGATGAAAGACGGAAATAACAAACGAGAAGTAAAATGTTTACGATGTAAATATTACTGGACGACAGAGCTTGCCCGTCCAAAGAAATGCCCGATGTGTTCGAGTTACAAATGGGATGAGCCAAAGGAGAAAAATGGTACAGAATAACTGGACAATCGACAAGTTAAAAGAAGCACTTGTGTTATCCAAGAAAGGTAGACGCATCCAAGCGGAGGAAAATATCACAGAGGTTATAAAGTTTTTAGAGAAGATATACAGGGAAGAGGCTTAATATGAACGCAAAAACATTACGATTAATTTCAGACACACTCAATCAACTAGAGCTTACTCAGGATACCAGACGGGTAATTGAATTTATGGCAGAGGCAGTATTTCAACAGGGATACATGGAACATGCAGAGGAAACAGGAAGGGCGCTCAAGGTTTTAGAGGAGAAAGCGGTAAAAATAATCAAAGGAGAATAATATGAAAAAAAAGACATCACTTCAAAAAGTAGAAACAAAAGCACCAGCGTTTAATATTGAGACTTTGATTAGTCAAGCGGTTTCCCAGAATACCTCTGTGGAGTCACTAGAACGCCTTTTAGCCCTCCGAAAACAACTTAAAGATGAATGGGCTAGAGAACAATATGTAAGGGCTCTAGTCGCATTTAAAGCCCAATGTCCAAAGATTGAAAAAAGAAAAGCTGTTTACGAGAAAGATAAAAAAACAATTCGTTATAAATTTGCTCCTCTTGAAGATATTGATGAGCAGATAAAAAAACCTCTTGCTGATAATGGACTTTCATATAATTTTAATCCAGTAAATAAAGACAACATGGTTGGCGTTAATTGCACGATTACTCATATTGCTGGACATTCTGTTACAAGCGAACCGTTCTTTTTACCAGTTGGAAGCGAGCAGTTTATGTCAGAAGTTCAAAAATTTGGCGCAAGAATGACATTTGCGAAACGATACGTTTTACTTATGGCGCTTGGTATCAATACCGCAGATGAAGATACAGATGCACAAGAGAAACCCGCAGTCGATACAGTCGGTATTGATGAGGAAGATATCAAGGCAATTGACGAGTCAACAAATCAAGATGAGCTTTTGAAACTTTGCAGTGATTTAAAAAAGAAATATCCGAAAAAACTTAAAACACTTTTGAATTTATACACAATCCGAAAAGCTGAGATTGAAGAGGCAGAAGCCGAAGATATAAACGCAAAGGCAGAAAAGGATTTGAAATAATATGAATAATTACGCACAATATACGCAGGAATACGACAATCCACAACCAAGAATTTGTACCGATTGCGGACAGGAAATAGACGAAGATTTCAATTTATGTCCCTGGGATTGGTGCGAGGATTGTTTCACTCAATGGAAAGAATAATATGAAGATAATAACTGAATTTGACCAAAGAACAGACGAATGGCTTCAATATAAGCTCGGTAAGTTTGGAGCAACAGATGGGCAAGCAATTGCAACCAACGGTAAAGGACTTGAAACACTTTGCTTTGAAAAAGTAAGCGAGCGATTAACGGGTAAGCCAAACAGTGAATATACAAATCCTGCTATGGAAAATGGCAACACGCTTGAAGAGGAAGCGAGAAATGCGGTAGAGCTTGAGTATGGCACACTAATTACGCAAGTCGGGCTTATCGAAATGAATGAACATGTTATTTGTAGTCCTGACGGATTGGTCAAAGATGATGGATTGGTTGAGATAAAATGTCCTTCTAACCGTGTCTTTGTCGAGTACTTATACTTCAAAAAGATTGACCCGAAGTATCTCGCTCAAATGCAAATGCAGCTATTTATCTCAGAGCGAAAATGGGTTGATTATGCGCTTTATAACCCAAATTTCCAGAGGTCGCTTGTTATCACTAGAGTCGAACGGGATGAGGTAATGATTGAAAAATTGAAAGTCGGGATAGAGTTGGGAATTGCAAGAATTACTGAAATTTTATCTAAAATATGAAAGAAAAGAGTCAGTCAAAACGCATAAGGGATTTGCTCTACCGTATCTGGGAGAACTCTAATACTCGGATAAAAGATTCTGAAATATTTTACCAAATTAGAACTAATGAGATTATTGAAGGATTGCAGAAGGAATTGAGTGAGTTGACCGAGCCACCTGTACCAGAAGATATATGAATAACTTTCCATTAATAGCAGGATATGATCTTTATTATCGGAGCAGGAGCATGAGCAGGAGCATGAGCAGGAGCGGGAGCGGGAGCATGAGCAGGAGCATGAGCAGGAGCGGGAGCGGGAGCGGGAGCTGGAGCAGGAGCTGGAGCAGGAGCAGGAGCGGGAGCTGGAGCAGGAGCTGGAGCGGGAGCATGAGCAGGAGCGGGAGCTGGAGCGGGAGCAGGAGCTGGAGCATATAACCATGAATAACTTTCCATTAATAGCAGGATATGATCTTTATTATCGGAGCAGGAGCAGGAGCAGGAGCGGGAGCGGGAGCTGGAGCAGGAGCTGGAGCAGGAGCAGGAGCGGGAGCAGGAGCTGGAGCAGGAGCATGAGCAGGAGCAGGAGCAGGAGCTGGAGCGGGAGCGGGAGCGGGAGCTGGAGCGGGAGCGGGAGCGGGAGCTGGAGCATATAACCATGAATAACTTTCCATTAATAGCAGGATATGATCTTTATTATCGGAGCAGGAGCGGGAGCGGGAGCGGGAGCTGGAGCAGGAGCATGAGCAGGAGCAGGAGCATGAGCAGGAGCAGGAGCAGGAGCATGAGCAGGAGCGGGAGCGGGAGCAGGAGCTGGAGCTGGAGCATATAACCATGAATAACTTTCCATTAATAGCAGGATATGATCTTTATTATCGGAGCAGGAGCTGGAGCTGGAGCGGGAGCAGGAGCTGGAGCAGGAGCAGGAGCGGGAGCAGGAGCAGGAGCAGGAGCAGGAGCATGAGCAGGAGCAGGAGCATGAGCAGGAGCGGGAGCGGGAGCGGGAGCAGGAGCTGGAGCTGGAGCATATAACCATGAATAACTTTCCATTAATAGCAGGATATGAAAGGAGGTGACAAATATGAGTAAAACAAAAGAAGATTTACAAAAAGAATTAGAAGAACTCGAAAAATTAGAGAATAAAGTACAAGAAAAAAAATCAACACTTGAATATAAAAAACTTGATGTTCCTTTTAAAATTGGTGCTAATTACTTTATCCGAACTGTTACTTACTTTGCAACAGGTAAGGTTAAGGCAATTGTTGGTCAATTTCTTGTTCTTGAAGATGCAGCATGGATAGCCGATACAGGACGATTTATGGAGGCAATCATGGAAGGAAAGCTAAACGAGGTTGAACCTGTATCAGTAGATATGTTTATTAATATTAACTCTATAACGGATGCTTTTGTTTGGAAGCATGATCTTCCAAGAAAGCAGAAATAAGTTTTGAGCTGGGTGCGATAGCGTGATCCGCACGATAGATATGAAAACTTTACAAACACACATAGACGATTTTTTGAGATACCTGGATGTAGAGAAAAACTCAAGTAAGCTCACAATCCGTGAGTACAGACGGTATTTAAGGACGTTTCGACAATGGTTTGACCAAAATTATCCAGACTCTACCATTGAAGATTTAGATATGCCAATAATCCGAGCGTTTAGAGTTTATTTATCCGAACGTGCTAATGTTCGAGGGGGCAACTTGGCAAAAGTATCACAAAACCATTACGTTATTTGCTTGCGGTCATTTCTGAAATATCTGTTAAAGAATGACGTTTCCACACTCGAACCGAGTAAAATAGAGCTGCCAAAGACTCACTCACGCTCTCCAAAATTCCTAGATTCCTCGCAAGTTGAAAAATTACTGGCAATGCCGGATATAAAAACCTCATGGGGTTTGCGTGACCGCACAATCCTTGAGTTATTTTTCAGTACAGGCTTGCGAGTCTCAGAGCTTTTTAGATTGAACCGAGATAGCGTTAATCTGACCCGTAAAGAGTTTTCTATAGTTGGCAAAGGTGACAAAACACGACTGGTGTTTATTTCAGACGATTGTGCAAAATGGATTGAAAAATATCTGAATATTAGAGAAAAAGATAATTTTAAGCCACTTTTTGTGAGATATTCGCAAAAAAGGGATCAAAATGGGGAAAAAATGCGACTTTCAGTCAGTTCGATAGAAAGAATGGTCAAGAGTTACATTAAACTTGCTGGTATTCCAGTAGATGCTACACCACATACGCTTCGTCACTCTTTCGCCTCGGATCTTTTGAGGAACGGAGCAAATTTGATACAGGTGCAAAAGATGCTTGGACACTCGAATGTTGCGACAACGCAAATCTATACTCATGTTACAGACGATGAATTGCGTGAAGCTCACAAAAAGTTTCATGCGAACAAGTAGCTCAGATTAGGCATAAAATATGAAAAAAGAAGAAATAATTGAGATTTTAAGAAAAAAGACAAGACCGTATAAGGATATTAGTCGAAAACAATTACATATGAACAATGGATATAATCAAGCACTTGATGAGATCATCAAATTCTTAGAAAAGAAACTAGATTAGAGCAACAACGGACTCTTTGTAGAACTGAAAGGAGGTGTAAATATGGAAGATATAATCGTAAAAGGTGATGAGCTTCAAAAAATAATAAAAGAATCATTACCTGAAATATTCAAAGAAAAGTTTACTAAAACATACAGTAATCCAATAGTTGATATTTTGGAAAAGGAAATCAAAAGTCAGGAAGGTGCTATTACATTATTTATTCGAGAACAAATTAGCAGTATTCTTACTGATGATAAATTTAAAGATTTAATAACTAAAGAGGTTGTTGGTGCAATGTTAGCTAAGGGATTGAATAGTCGTTAGTTCTTGCGGGTGTTCTCAATTTCGCAAGGACTTGAGGACGCCACGGAGAGATTAAGAGGCAACAAAGATAGATTATTAGGAGTGGAACATTGAAAATTGAATACTAGGGTAAAAAGGCATTAGGTTGAAGTTTATGCGCTGGGTGAAAAGACGTTTTCATCAATTCAACCCCCCTAGTATTGAGTTTTTAATGATTAAAAAATTATGAAGCCAAGTAAGCATAGAAAAATATTAGTTGAAGCAATCGCAAGAGGATGGTGTTATCCCGAAAACTCTTATCGAGAAATGGATGTTGATTTAGCATTAGCAATTGCACAAGAAATCGAGAAAATATTACCTGAATTAAAAAAATGAATGATTACCAATTAGTTTGTCCTACGTGTAGTTACGAGTATTTCGATACTATCGGTGGCAAGGATATAAAAATTACAAAATGTGCGAGAGATGGCACATTTAACGTAAGCAATAAAGATATAGATGCTTGGTATACCCATGAAGGTGCATTACTAATACATTTCAAAAAGGATAAGTATTATGAAAAAACAAATTGACATTGGAAAATATCAGGATTTTATAGACGCAGGTTTCAAAGAATGTTCAGGTTGTGGGTGGGCTTTTGCTCCGGCAGAATTTGACAAACACAATTGTGATGATATGAAAAAGCCAGCGCATAACGGTCATGCTCTTGATGACAAACCATGCAATAAGGATTGTCCCGCATGGGAAGAGGAAGAACAAGGATTAGAATGTTGTGTTTGTAGAAAAGTTAAACCGGATGTCTCAAATCGAGCTTGTGCATATCAAGCAGAGATCAACAATGACAAAAAGTATATAGAGCAAATTTGTGATGATTGCGAATACGAGCATAGAATGGACATCTAGTCCGAAGAACAATAGTAATTAAAACCATGAGAGTATATATTTGTGACCATTGCAGAAAATCAATTTCATCAATAAATCAAATCAAATTGATGTACAAACAATGGAGTGATGACAAAGAACCGAGAGAATTTATTGAAGTATGCGAAGAATGTTTTTGGAAAATAGAGCAATGGGCTGGTAGAAAAAGAGAGCCTTGGATGACATTTTACAACGAGAAAATAAAACCAAATATGGACTTCAAGGAAATAGACGAGATTTACGCAGAAGAAAAACCTAAAAAAGATCAGGCCTAAAAAGCATTCATTTTAGAAGTAATATGGATAAAATATTTGAATTAGTTGAATACATAAACAGACATAAAAAACTGAGCTTTTGTGTTAATTGGTTTTTTTATACGTCAATCTTAATGCTATCAAACTTATCTGTTTTATCTTGGCAGTATTGGACGATTTTACTTGTGTTAGTTATCATAAATTCTAAGAATTATATTGACGGGCGACAGGATCAAGAAGAATTTGAGAAAAAGTGGAGACGAGCCTAAAAGCGTATATTATGAGTATAAAAACAACACCAAGATCGTTACCAACAAAACATGGAAACTGTAGAGAGTGTCATGGAAGTGGTACTGTGGGAATGTATCAAGATAGATGCACTAATTGTAATGGGACTGGTTACGATCCAGTTATACAACCAGAGGAAACAAAAAACTGGAATCGGGGAGAGGATTATTAATTCAAAAAGCGTATAGAGTTATGACTAAAAAAAGAATATTTATAATTTATGAGCCAGCCGATGATTTTGAAATTGAAAATACGGCAGATAAAATAAAAGAATGGTTACAAAAGAATCATGCAAAGCATTATGTTAGCGTTGAAATCATCGAAAATGATTAATTGTAAATACGTATATAAATGAGTATGAAAAAATGCAAAAAATGTAAATTCTTAAATGATACCGAAGCTATGTATTGCAATAATTGCGGTACATATATCGGAGAAGATTAGGCGTAAGGCCGTATAGAAGTATGGGTGAATGGCAAAAAAGAAAATTAAAGTATAAACGCTCAAAACAACGGGCATCATTTTGTCCAACGTGCGACGAAGAATTGGACGATTTACAGCTTATAAATGAATCGGATTCTTGTAAATGTGGAACTTGGAGTGAAACATTTGAAGGCGGAGTGAGTTTCAAGCCTTTTGATGCGTAATAATGGAGGGAATTAGGAGTATGAATTATTTACAAATAGCTATTATTTTCGCAATTGGTCAACTCGTAGGAGCTTTCAATCTTTGGTTTCTTATCCGAAAATATAAAAGATCGTTGGGTATGAATCCTGATCCGCTAGGCGGAAACTAACTGACAAAGATAAAGAGGAATGTAATCAGGATTTTGACACTCGTGATCCGAGAGCAAGTTTTGTGCCGGATCAGTCCGAATAATAAGTAAGAATTATGCCTATTGAAGATCAACCATGTCCAACAGGAAACTGCATAGGAGTGTTGGAACCGAAATATATAATTAATCAGGGAAAAGCTAGTCCAGGGGGAGGCGCACCGATATATAACTATAGAAATGTTTTATTTCAATGCTGGAAATGTAAGACGGTTGAAGTAATAGATAGTGCCTACTAGGGTTGAGAATTGAATGCGAGCTAGATGTGGGGGGATTGAAAGTTAGGATCTTTGAAAAGATGAAAGTATTTCGCCTAACTCATAGTGAACCCGAACGTGTCTAGCTTGCAATTGAGTTCTTAATTCTAATAACTGAGTGCAAGTCTCAGGGGGATAGCAGGAAAATTGATTCATGCGGCTGGATCTGACGACATATGACTCGTGTCCAGGGTAAGTAACCTTCTATAATTGGTCAACTCAGTCATAAGAGTCCAAGGCGGAAGGTGAAAGTGCTTAACTTCTGCAACCGCATGAATGAGTTTTTAAGTTTGAGAATCTTTAGAAGAATAGCGATAAATAGCGATAACTGTCGATAAATGGAAGTGAGGTGATTTATGAAGGAAGAATTAATGCCTGACGTGGAATCGCAGAAGGCATACCAGTAATTCTGGGGTGATTGCATCCAGTAATTAACACATCAACTAATCGAACTTAAGTATGATAATAAGCAAACAATGTAATGTCAGAAAACATCAACAATGCGACAGGCTTGACATTTGTCAATGTAGTTGCCATAAACGTAAGAATTGAATTAAGTATGAATGAAAAGAAAGATCAAGAATGTCATTGCTTAGAAGCACTACGAGGGGGAAAGCATCATAAGCATTGCAATAAGTCTTGTATTAGCCCTCGCATTAGATTGATCTTATTATGTCAAAAGTTATTTAATTTGCGCCTCTTATAGTGACAGTATCGTACGAAGGGGAGGCACAATTTAAAGGATTATTTTTAGAAGTAATATCATGAATCATGTACACGATTTTCCAATTTGTAGGTTTTGTGACGATAGAACAATTGAGTGGATACATCGAATGGAAAAAAGACATAAAGAAGAAGAAAAAGAAGCTAAGAAATGCGATGCCATGATAAAAGTATTTCATAAGCAAGCAGGACTTAAAGAAATTAGACCAGGTGTGTTTACTTCAACTAATAGAAGTTATTAAAACCATGAAAGTACCAGAAAAGATAGAAATCAAAACTTACCACGCTAAAAAGGGAGAAAATATCGTACATCTCTTAAATAAAATATGCGGAGGAATTTGTCTCGATAAAAAATAAGCTTAACGAAATTATAGAATATCTCAACAAGAAAGAGGGTGATAAATAATGGATGGAGCATCGGCAGAAATGCCAAAATACAAATGTTATAAAGAGGTTTGGGCTTTAAAGATTGCTCAAATAGAACGTCAAGAAAATGGAAGCATTGATATAACGCCTGAAGATACAAGATATTCAAGAATAAATCTTTCTTCTGAATATGCAAGTAAACATCAGCCAGAAGAGGGTGGATATTATGTTGTTTACAAAGACGGGTATAAATCCTTTTCGCCAGCAGAAGCATTTGAATCAGGTTACGAACTTATAAAATAGTTTTTGCCTCAAGCCTTACGGTTTGAGAGAGAAATTATTGAGGCTAATCAAGGCTAGGTCAGAATAATATGTTTAATCAAATTTGTAGCAATTGCGGAGTAACTTATCAATATACGCATATATGTTTTAATAAAATACCGTCTACTAATGTGCCGATGTACTCGCCACCATTAGCACCGATGATAAATTATATTTTTATTAAGTTTGATAAGAAAATGGAATACGCTTATATCCTGAACAACTTTACAGGTGAAGTAATTAAAAAGAAAATAATCGAGGCTAATCAAGGCTAAATAGCCTCAGGTCATAATAATGTGGATTATTCGGACTGAGAAAGAGGGGGATTTTGAGGCTAAATTTGAAATATTTTCAAGAGATGTCTTGTCAAAAAGCGACACAGTGGCAACAGTATATAGCAGAGCGAGAAAAAATAATTTCTGGCTAGCCTCATTTTGAGGGGGGCTAAAATCGCATTTTAAGTCGAAAGTATCCCATAATAGTAAGGCTGAGAGAAAAACCGCTTGACAAACCCCTTCCATTAGTGAAATACTAGACCTATGAACAAGTTGAATCCCGATTTTAAGCTCTTTGTAGTCTTCGTTCTGGGTGTTATTGGCTTTGCAGCCGTGGGGTTTAATCAAGTAACCTTTCAAAAAACGCAAAATCTTGCAGTACAAGACTCACAACAGGCAGTAAATATGGCCGCTTCTACAGAATCTCAGTTAAAAGCGTTAGTTACTCCAACCGCAACACCTTCAGCAGTCACACCAGCCGTTGTAAAAACCGTTGTTCCTGCAACACGAGTAGTAACTGTAGTCCCCGTCAAATAACTTCTTGACAATTTTTCAATAATATTCCATTATACTTTTGGCAATTAGTTTTATTCCTGCCTGAATGACTAATAGCCTCTTTTCATTTGGGACAAACCATTGCTTCTCGTACCTGAACTTATATCGTGTACCGAAGGTGATGGTTTTGTCTTTTTACCTCTTGCATGAGGGTATAAAAATTGGTATATTTTACTCAGATAAGTTTTTATAAACTAAACAATGACTACAACAAAGCTACCAATAACAGCCTCGCCAGGAATCTACCTCGTTGAACGTATAGAAGATGACTCACAAATAAATGTTGGTAAATCCAAAGACAAAAAGATCCTTATGGGTAAGGTTGTTTCAGTCGGGGAAAATCGTGAGCATGATGACGGAGGCAAGATGGTTTCAGTCTACAAAGTCGGTGACATTATTTGGTTTTTTTCGTACGTTGATGGTGCTGATGAGTTTGAATATGAGAGAAAGAAATATCACTGTGTTATTTTCCATGACGCGAGGGCTAAATTAGAAAAATGAATATAAAAACAGACATCATCTCAGGTACAGAAGCACAAGATAAAATCCTAACAGGTGCTAAAAAAGTACATGACCCTGTATCCTCATCACTCGGCCCTAGTGGCAGAAATGTTGCTATTTCATATGTGAACGAGCAAAACAACCGCATGAATGTAATTTTGTGTGACGGAGTAACAATTGCAGCCTCTATTGCTTTAGATGATGAGTACGAAAACGTAGGAGCCTCCTTTATTAAAGAAGCAGCTCGAAAGACTGTTGATGAAGTGGGAGATGGTACAACCGTATCAGTAATTCTCAGCTATGCAATCCATAAGGAAATTAACAAACTCGTGGCAGCAGGACATGACCCGATGCTCCTTCGTAAAGGCATAGAGAAAGCTACTGAGCAGATGATTGATGAGATTAAAAAACTCTCTATTCCTGTCAAGACCCTAGAGCAAAAACAACAAATCGCTAGAGTCAGTGCAAAAGATGATGAGCTTGGGGATTTAGTGGCTGAGTGTATCCATGACATCGGAGCCGAGGGGTTGGTAGTCATAGATGAGTCAACAAGTCCAGTAACTAAAGTTGAGAAACAAAAAGGATTTCAGTTTGATAAGGGGTGGGCAGCCCAAGAGTTTATGACCGATCCGCGTAGAGGTTTAGCCACATTAGAAAATCCATATATCCTCATAACCGATGAGTTTGTTAAAGACATCGAACCCATAAGAGATTTACTCAATGACCTCGCGGGTAAGAGTCAAAAGCTCGTCTTTATTGCTGGTAGTTTTGGCCTAGAAGTGGCAGGCTTGATGGTTGATAATAAAAATAAGGTTTTTAATGGCAGACCACTCCTCCCGAACTTACTCATCGAAGCTCCCTCATTCGGACAGAATCAAAAGAATATCATGCAAGATATAGCTATCCTTACAGGGGGTAAGTTCTTCTCACGCTCAACAGGGCTTGATATTAAAGACGCAACAATTGATGATTTAGGCAGATGTGGATTTGTCAAATCTACTAAAACAGAAACGATAATCGCAGAACCAACAGCAACTAAGGAGGATATCAAAGCAAGAATTGATGAGATAAAGAAATCAATTGAAACTGAGGATTTGGAATACGACAAGGATAAAATAAAAGAACGATTGGCTCGCTTCACAAGTGGTGTTTCTGTTATTCGAGTAGGGGGAGCGACTGAGGCTGAGATGAAAGAACGTAAGGAAAGAGTCAAAGACTCAGTCGCAGCAGTTAAAGCAGCAGTCAAAAAAGGGATTGTTCCTGGAGGGGAAGTTATTTATTTGACAGTGAGAGAGAAGCTAGATCAGAAAGATATTGCACAAAATATTCTCTATAAAGCATTTTATGAGCCATTTAGAATATTGCTTACTAATGCTGGCATGAATGATGGCGAGTGGTATGAGAAATTAAAGAGTCAGAGTAAAACAATGGGTGTCAATGTTGCTAAACAGACAATAGTTGATATGATAAAAGATGGAGTCATTGACCCTTCCAGTGTTTCAGTAGAGGCTTTGAAAAATGCTTCATCAATGGCTATCCTTAATAGCTCAGTTGGTTATGAGATTATCCAGAAGGATATTGATAAAAAATGATATGTCTAAAATACTCTGCCCATCCTGTTATAAAAACCCCGTAACCAAACATCCTCAATTTGGTATTCCAAACTGTGACGAGTGCAATGATAGGCAAGCCAAACTTCTCTCTCCCTCCGATCCAGTTGAAATCATACCGGAACGCATTAAACTTGAAAGACAAGAGAGACAGGATTCTATCGAACAAAGCCACTATAAAGGAGAGCTGAACAAACGGTGGGTTGATCTATGGGGAGAACAAGCGGCTCTTGATAAAGGATTTACTAAGAAAGAAATTAAAAACGCTAAGTATGTTATGGATAGGGCACGGGATAAAAATACGGGGATTAGTTATTATAATAAAGGATTCTAATGTTTAACACTGATATCACAATCATAGTAATAATGCTCAACTCACTGACCTTTTTTGCAGTGGGGTATTGGGTGGCATGGAAAGTATATCGCCCGCATTTATTACATGATAAAAATTATGATGACCTTGTTTCAATAGGCGGTATGGCACGTACGACATATGAGAAATCTCCTAATGTGTCAGAGACACCAGTTGGCACACCTCCAAACTGTCCCGCAGATGGTATCCGTTCAAACTCTCGCTTTCCGATAGTTGATGAGCCATCCGGTGTTGTTATGCGCCCGACCGCAGCAGAACTCAAGATAATGAATGAGGATGAGATTACTAAAGAGAATAAAGCGGCTGTTGCCGAGGCAATCAAAATGGGTGGGAAGGGGATATCAAATTGAAAGCTATATTTTGTTTATTTGGCTTACATCGGTGGCGTTCAATTCGTAACAGATCAACAGACCTTGTACATTATGCAATTACAAAACAATGTAATATTTGTAGTACAATAAAATGATGAATCACATCAACACAAATCAACAGCACAAGGATGGCATGTCCATACAAGAAAAAATAGGATATTTCATTACCAAAATAGTAGGGACAATGTGGTTCTTCTACATCCTAGTCTTATGGCAAACAGGATGGATGCTATGGCAATCAACAACAAGGCATCCGTTCGATGCGTACCCATATCCGTTTCTGTTATTCTGCTCTAATATTATTCAGCTTATTTTTCTTCCTATATTGGCAGTGGGGAATAATGTTCTTAATAAAAGAAGTGAGTTAAAAGCGGATGAGGATTACAAGACAAATGTTGATGCAGACCAGAAGCTCACGGCATTAAATGAAAAGATTGATAGATTGTTATTATCGAAATAATGTATGCAAGATCCAACGAAGCCACTAGATTTGAACCCTGTTACTGAAGTTGAAAAACAGGCCGAAAACAGGCATAAATTTGCAAATGAAACATCTTTTAAGCCAGGACAATCGGGAAATCCGAATGGGAGACCGCCTGGCAGCCATTCATTATCAGCAGTTGTAAGGCAACGACTAAGTGAGAAACCTGCATTATTAGATGAGATACTTGACGGATTATTTGCGGTAGCAAAGGCAAAAGATATAAATGCAATAAAACTTATTTGGCAGTACATGGATGGTATGCCGCAACAAAATGTAGATTTACAAGCAATGATCCATACAATAACCACTAAACGTGAACCTACAAAAAAACAGACTACAACAAAATAATGGACTTGGAAGTTAATGTATTTTATCCCACTCAACCTCATCCTGGACAGGAAGAAATACTTGATGCCATAGATAATGGGGTGCGTTTTATCCAACTAAGAGCAGGTCGCAAATGGCGTAAGACTTCCCTACTCATCAGTATCTTATTTGAGCAGGCAATCCTCACGGGGCTAACGTGTCCGTATGTTTGTCCTAACCGTGTTCAAGCAAAAAATATAGCTTGGAATGACCACGTACAACGTATTCTCAATGGTTTCAAGCTTGAAGGGATGCCGTATAAAAAGAATGAGACAGAACTCACGGTTACTGTTCCCAATGGCGGTAAGGTAATGCTCATGGGGGTTGAGAACAAGGAAGCATTACGTGGTATTTCAAACTGGGGGTTCTTCTGTGGTGATGAGTACGATGATTGGGCTGAAGATATCTTCCCGACGATTATACGCCCTAATTTGATGGTTCATAAAGCACAAGCTATTTTGGCTGGTACTCCCAAAGGTTTCCGCAATCTGTATCGGCTCTCAAAGAATCCAAACTTTACCTCGTTTCATCATACTTCTTTTGAGAACCCAGAGCTTGACCGTGAGGAGCTGAATAATTTAGTGGAAGAGTACAAGGCTATGGGCATGAGTTATTATCGCCAGGAAATACTCGCAGAATATGAAAAGCCGGTGGGCACAGTGTATGAAGAATGGAATATGGAAAAACAATATATTCCCTTTGGCTACAATCCGTTGTTACCTGTGCATCTCACCTGGGATTTTGGGGTTAATGATCCAACAGCAATTATTGTGATCCAACCCAACGGCAGAGAGCTTCGAGTTATTGACTATATAGAGGAAAACAATACAAATCTCAAGTTCTTCACCGATTGGATAAAAGACTTGCCATATAGAACACCGGAGCTTGAAACAGGAGATATTGCCGGACGTGCGAGAAATCTTGCAACAGGCAAGTCTGTTGTTGATGAAGCTATGAATCTAGGACATTACATAATGACTAACCCTATTCCTGATATCCCAACGCAGATACGACAAGCACACAAATCAATTCCCTACTTATTTGTTAATTCAGCTAATCCAAACACTGAGCGGTTTGTTGAGTGCTTGCTCAATTATAAGTATCCTGAGAAAGCTGAGACACTTATCAATCAGTCAAATGAGATACCAATACACGATGAGTTTTCACACGGTATGCGGGCATTTGAGTATTATTGTTGGAATGTGTTTAAGCATGGCAGTGTTGGAGCGGTGGTTTCAAACCAATTGCCGACTCAAACAAAGTCTCGTATAATGGTTGTGGCAGGCAAGCAAGTGCCGATGGATCTCACACCATTTGAAAGAGCAACGGAGCATGGGACAACGACTGTTATAGGAGGAGATTAATGATTAAACGTTGGTACAAACATTTCAGAAGTATGCGGGCATATCACAATACGTTGTGGTTTTCAATTAAGAGCGCAACCATGATGGTTTGGATGTCAAGAAAGGATGTATGAAGCAATTACGAAGAACGAAGGATCTCGATAAACAATGCCACTATAAGAACTGCAAGTATCCCAGGAAATACCCAAAGGATCAACCATTGTATTGTAGAAACCATAAAGACAATATGCCACTAACCGGAGTAGCAAAAGTAATCGAAGAGACAAAGCCATTTGTGCAAACACATCATCCATTACCCACAAAAGTATCACTCAAGGATCGCATCAAATCATTTATATGGAAGTAACAATTCGAGGTAACATCCAAGACTTACGAGTGTCAACCATAACACTTCAACCTAAAGTTGATAACACAGTCTATGGCATTAATTGTCCCAATTGCTCACAATTTTTAACCCAAACTGATGGCAAAGTGAGTAAGATCATGCCCTTTTATGAGCCAACAGAACAAAACCTCGTAGTGAATAAATGCAAGACATGTAATACAAAATATGCCCTTCAAACGTATGACGGCTATTCATCAGATGTGATACGAGTAGTATTGCATCCCAATCGTATCGATAATGACTTTTGGTGCACTAACCGTATCAATGTTGATAGATGCAGGATACTCGCATTTACTGAGGATAAAATCTTCACGATGCTTGATAAAAAGAAGCATAATACACCGTTTTTTGCATCCTGTTATCAAGAAGGTTGTGGGCAAAAATACTATTTCGCAGAGATGATTTAATATGCTAGAGTAGATATATGATTAACCCAGGACTGCTCACTGATGATCTTGAAAAGTATGCTGTTGGTGAAGAAGCAGACAAAATAACCGATCCACTTGCTCTTGATATCCCTGATGATGACCTGATAAAAGTCATTGATAAACGTATCGAGGATACCCGCCATTTCTTCTCAAAAGAATATAACCTTTATGAACTACGACGTAAAAATGAGATTTACCGGTTTGGCAGACAAATCCAGGAATTAGAGAAAGCTGATAAACTCAAAGGCTACGAAACACGCACGCTAACAAATGTTCTCTATGAGATCGAGCGAACCATGAAGCCACTGGCTTTATCTCAGCTCCCAGACTTAATCGTATCCCCTGGACAAAATACGGATCAGAGTAAGCAGATTGCAGAGATGATAACAAAGGTTGTAAACTCTGATCTTCAGAAAGAGCAGAATCGTAAGGTTTTAGGTATGGCATGGATGCATAGACCAGTATACAGAGTTGGCATTATAAAAGTCATCTGGAACCCGCAAGCATTTGGAGGTCTTGGAGATTATGAGTTTATCTATGTCCATCCTGACGCAGTAGATGTAGACCACACCGCAACTGAGGCTGATGCTAATAAGATGTCCTTTGTTTCTCATAAAGTATCACTCACCGTTGAGAAGGTTATTATGATGTTTCCTAAGAGCAAGAATGAGTTTATTGATGAGCTGAGAAAACAGGGCATTCTTGACAAGAATGGTAACGATACCGATGAGCGTAAGTGGCGGGCATTAGCAACACCCATTGATGTACGAGAGGTTTGGTTTACCGATTATGAGCCAGCTAAAGAAAAAGGTGAGTGGAAACGGGTTGAAGGGGTTATCTGGAAGTATCGTGATTGCATCCTTGAGAAAATGAAGAACCCATACTTTGATTATGAAGGTGAAAAACAGTTGTTCACTTACGACAACATCCAGCTCGAATCTAGTAAAAGACGTATTACCACCGATGAGATGCAAATGTCCATGATGACGGGACAATTCCCTGATAATGTGTCAGAACAACAGGTATATCACAATTTCTTTGATAGTCCTCAAAAGCCGTTCTTTTTCATGGTCTATGACCAGTGGGGTAAGCAGCCATTTGATGAAACCACGCATTTAGAGCAGAACATTGCTAATCAAGATAATCTTGACTTTATGCAGAAACAGATCCAGGATACGCTTAAAAACAGAGGACATCATATCTGGTCGAAAATGGCAGGACTCAGCTCAGGGGATATAAAGAAAATGGATCACAATAACCCTGATGAGGACTATTTGGTTAATGGCGTACCACAGCAACAGCATGAGTTTATCCCCCCTGACAGACCGGAGCCACAGGAATATCAGGATCTTGACCGTTTAAAGAATGAAATGTTTGAAATATCATCAAGTACCAGTATTCGTGGTGAGGTGCAAGATGAGGCAGTAACCAACAATCAAATAGGCAGGGAGAGCGACTATACAGTTATGGATGACATGGTCGAGGAGACAATTAATAAAGCAGCTCAATGGATGGCAGGATGGGCAATGCACATGATTAAGACCCGTTACACTCAGGCGCATTTCCGAAAGATCCTTGGTGCTAAAGGTGAATGGGTATTTATGCAACTTCATCAGGATTTTGTAGAAGATGGGCAGGAGGTAATGATTAAGGCTAGTGGGAGTGATAAGTTACGTAAACAGAATAATGCCCTTAATCTTGCAAAAATGGATAGAATTAGCACTCTTGATTTATATGAAGACCTTGACCTTGATGACGCAGAAGGAAGAACTGCACGTTTCATCACTGAGCATGTAGATGGCCCGCTATTCTTATCTGCATTTGTAGAGGATGGCCCAACCGCTACCCCACAGCTTGTCCAGAAGTTAGCAGCAATCACTCAACAACAAAATGCAGGGGCACAACCTCAGCCAGGAGGCGGTCAACCCCAACCTAATGGGCCAGCGGGGCCAAGTACAAATAATACTCAGGCTGTAGCAACGAGTCCGGCACAACCACAGCCAGCTATTGCACAACCGGCAGGGAATGTTGTACATTAATAGTATGCCCGATCCAATAAAAGACGATAAAAAAGAAGAAGTCAAAGACCCCGACCAATATGACGTTAAGACAGAACGTAATTTAACGTTTTCCCAGATTGTCGAGAAACAGCAAAAGGAACGGGAGAAACTGGAGGCTGATAAAAAGGAGGACGAAAAACCTGATACTGAAGTTGTTAAGGATGATAAACCCACAGATGAGGAGGTCGCAAAACAGAAGCAATTAGATGCAGAAACAGCAGAGAAGAGACAGGCTGAACTTGCTGCAAAGACAGCAGCAGAGGTTGTCGAGAAACAACGACTAGCTGAAGAAGATAGGAAAGCTAAAGAGCAACAAGCCTTAGATGCTGAGAAAAAACGACAGGAAGCATTAAAGCCTAAGTTTACAGGTGTTGATAAGGATGGCAACCCACTCCCTAAGTCCTATGATGAGATAGCAGCAGAGTCAGCACGTATTGCAAAAGAAGAGGCAACAGCAGAAATAAGAGCCGAGTTAGCCGAAAAAGAAGCCAAAGCCAAAGAGACACAGGATCAGGAGGCCAAGGTAAAAGCTGACAAGGAAGCCGCAACGAAAGCATTTAATGAAGGCTTGCAAAAGGAAATGGATGCAGACCTTAACGCAATCTATAAAGCAAATGATCTGCCTAAGATTAAAGTTGAGATCAAAGATGCTAGTGACCCTACAGATCCAGGCTTTTCCGATCCAGGTTATAAAGAGCGTGAGCATTTATTCAAGACCGCAGTTAAGGTAAATTCTCAAAGAATGGCAAAAGGACAACCTCTTATCAGAAGTATTCAAATGATCCGCTATGGCAAAGATCCTGAAACGGGAAAAGCATACTACACGCCACTTACTAAACAGGTTGCCGGACATAATGCCCCTGTATTTGGAAATGAATCAAGTCAAAGTGAGGAAATATCAGAGAAGTATAATATAAAGACTGACAGAAATAAATCGTATGCACAGATAATCAGAGAAGAACGCCAGCGTTTAGCTTCAAAAGCGAACGTGCGGAATGTTAATTAGGCATAACAAAATTGCCCTATTGACATGGCAAAACATAATCTAGTAGAGTTATTACAGACATAGGTTTTCTTAAACCTCTCCCTCCAGAATAAACTAGGAAATCTATGTTTCATGTAAGAACTGCCCATTTAAAGACTGACTCTTTTAAAGAAAATCTTGGTAATGTCCGTTTCTATGACGGCATCCAAAACACCTCCCGTGTTGATGTACTTGGTAATCCAAAGCTCTACACTAAAGTCGTTGATAACATTCTCTTATCACCAAGCGTCATGACTCGTATTATGTTTGGTGGTGTACCATTTGAAGGAAAAGTACAAGATGTTGATTTGGATGTTATTTCAGATACGCAAGGACAGTGGATTACAGGGCTTGAAGAATTAGCATTGGCAGCAACCAGTACAGTAGTAAGAACTTCATTTGCACAAACCGCATTTACACAACCACAGGTAAGTATTCTCTTAGAGTCATTCGCAAATCAAGGAGCAGGCCGCAACATTTCAGTTGATAAATTAAAGTATGAAAAAGCAGCAGCACAAGTCGTACAGGCTTTGGGTGGTGCTATCTATGGCTACGGTCAAGCCAATCAAATGTTAGGTTTGGAAGCAATCGTTGATAACGGTACAAATAACGCAACAATTGGTGGTATCTCCCGATCAACCTATCCAACGCTTGATGCCTACGTCGCAACCGTTACTGCTAATAAACTGACATTGGCACTTCTTGACACTATCCATGATAACGTTCGTGCGGCTGGTATGGCACAGGAGAAACCAAACGTTGCGTACACAACTAAATCTATCTGGTCATTATATGGACAACTGTTACAGCCATTTATCCGAGCATCTTATCGAGATGTTGGATACGACAAATTGCGTAACAATGATAAATGGGGACAGAGAAATAACCCTGAACTCAAAGGCTCAATCGGCTTTGATGGTCTCTCATACCGAACCTTAACAATCGTTGATGATGACTTTGCTAACACCAATGGTAACAACCCGTTGTACATGATGAATGAGGATTACTTCAAATGGCACGGCCGATCTGAAGTGCCTGATGAATACAAAGATACTTTGGAACATGTTAGCTTTGGTGATGACACTGTGTATGAGGGAACTGGTGCTATGGCAGCAGAGGCAATGCCATCAAGTAATCATGGGTTCTTCTATCAGAAACCGGAACCAATGCCAACACAGGGCGGTAAATATGCAAGGTTCTGGGCAATTGGAAATGTAATTGCACACTCATATCGTAGACACGGAAAAGCAACAGGTCTAACGACCATTTAAAACTATGGCTAAATTAACACGATACATTGCATCTTTAGACTTATACCAAAGCTCAACTTTGGACTCTATTACCAGTAATCCTGATCTTCCAGGGCCAGAGTCTTACGGGGCAAGAATTGACGGTTTGGGTGGTAAAGAATTTACCCTTGCAGTAGCAGGAGCATCTAATTTAGTGGCAGGAAATCTGTTACAGGAACCGGCAGAAAACACAGGGCTTGAAAACGCAGCAGTCGCAACAGCAGCAGTTGTTGGACAGCCATATCTTAATATTACTAATGGTTCAACAACTATTACTTCAGCAGCATACGCAGGTGGGTCAATCGGGTTCTACACTGCTGGGACAGTACCGATTGGAGACGAGTACACAATCATCAATGTTACCGGAACGCTTACCAATGCAGGCTCAATGAATGTCTGGCTTGACAGGCCTTTGCGATATGCTGTAACAACTTCAGCAACAGTTGTCATGAAACCATCTCCTTATAATGGAGTTATTCAAATGCCGGCAACAACACCAACGGGTGCTGCAATTGGTATTGCTATTTGGCCGATCACTGCAACATACATGGGATATATTCAAACACGAGGAGTAGCATCGGTATTATCAGACGGCTCAACCTTCGCAGTAGGTAGTGCAGTTGGTACGCCTTCAGGGACAGCAGGAGCAGTAACCGTATACGCAGCAGCAACGACAAAACAGGCAATTGGTGTGGCTCGTGAGGCAGCAGCTTCAGCACACGCAATTAGTGTTAATTTGACAGGGTTCTAAAATGGAGTTTGTAAAACAAGATGCGACCTCGTTCGTCAGATGGACGAGACGAGGTTTTTTAAATTTATGGGAGTATTTAGCAAAAAAACTGAAGAAGGAGTCGACCCAACCCAACCCTTAACAGAGCCAAAAGCTCCTGTTACTGCTGACACCGTTCCCGAAAGAGCAGACTATAATTGTGTGCCGTGTAAAGGCGAGGGATTGGTAGTTGATCCAGCCTCTACGACAAAAACGCAAATATTAATGAGATGTCCTGCATGTCAGGGGACAGGAAAGCTAAGCTAATATGAAATCACGAATATTCCATCAATTTACCGGAAATTATAAGGTAGACCGTTTGTATCATGCTGTGCCTCAGGATGATGAAACAATTGAAGGCATGATGGGGGGAGTACCAGGGGTACGAACACAGGGATTAAATACTAATCAAGCTGTTAATTTTTCACAGTTTACTGTTGATACATCGGGAAATACAGTAGTTCCAGGGAGCTTGACGGTAACGGGATCAAAAATTGGTGGAAAGGGAAATGTTATTGCCAGTGCATCCGCAACGCCTACATTAACAGCGGCGCAAACGGGGGCAATTCTTCTTTTTGATAGAGCGTCAGGAGTAACTTATACGTTACCCGCTCCAGCGTTAGGATTAGAATTTACTTTTATTGTTACCGTTACTATTACTTCGAGTAATGCAAAGGTAATTACTGATGCAGGAACAACGCTTCTTGCAGGTATTATCGTGTCAGGTCTTGATAATACAGCTAATAAACAATGGGTAGGAAACGGCTCATCACATCTTGCGGTTACACAAAACGGTACAACCACAGGTGGTATTGTTGGTAGCTGGTTAAAGTTCACTTGTGTTACGACAACTTTGTGGTCAGTTCAGGGAATGATTGTAGCAAGTGGAACCACAGCGACACCATTTGCCACATCTTAGTTATGGCATACGCACCATCACAACTCAATCCAACGCAAACAGGATCGGCAGCAAAACTTACTTCGTCTGCTATTTTGGTGCGTACTGTCATTATTCAAGCAAATGTAGGAAATGCAGGAACTATCTATTTAGGTAATGCCTCTGTCACATCAAGCGTATACGGAGTCGCACTTGCAGCGGGACAATCAATTTCTCTTGGAGATGTAGATTCAAAGATTGATCTTTCAACACTTTACATTAACGGCACTTCAGGAGACGGGGTTTCAGTGTTATACTTCTAAGTATGAGAGCCTATCTTTCACGAGCAGCAGGTGCTATTAACCCAGGTATTTATCCATTTAAAAATACTATTAGTCCTCAATCTATTGTTTCAGTCCCGGCACGTGTACAACATACAGGATTCAATAATGGTACAAATTATCAAAATAGTGTCTCCATGCAATGGGGCAGTAATAATTTGGCCGGAGATTTTTTAGTTGCTTTTATTGCAACGAGTAACAATGCGACAACAAGTATTACTTCAGTAAGCGATACGCCTAATGGTAACTGGACTAAATATGTGGGATATACTAACACAACCAACTCTTCTTTAGATATTTGGTATGTAAAAGGGTGCGCGGCAGGAGTAACACCAACACTAACAGTTGCTTTGAGTGGCTACTATAATGTACAGGCAGTATTGGCAGAATATAAAAATATTGTTGGTACAATTGATAAGTTTGCTGCCTTACAAGACTCAGGTTATGTAACTACACATACGATTGGCCCTACAGGGACACCGACTGCTGCAAATGAGATTGTTGCAGGAGGCTATGCTTGTAATTCGGGTGCCGTATCATTTGTTGATACTTCAGGTACCTATTCACTTATTACTGAAGCACCCGCAGGGGGGAACAGTATGGTATTTGGTGATAAGATAGTTAATTCTGTAGGCACACAACAAATGGCTCTTACATCCTCTGGTAGCACTAATGGTCAAGGCTATCTGGTAACGATTAAATAGACTCTTGCATTTTATAAAAATACTTGCTATCCTTTATTTAATGAATCCAAATGGTCAAGGGCTTCCTAGCCCAAACAATCCACAACCTCAGATACCAGCTCCACAAGTCGGTAAAACATTCACCAAAAAAGCACTTGAGACAAAGTTTTCCTTTAATTGGACACGCCAACAATTAGTCGTGTTGGTGAATATGATCTCAGGTCAACAGATGCAATTAGGTGATCCAAGAGCTAGAATACTGGCTCCTTTACTTGATGAAATAGATAGGACTGCATTTAATGCTCTTACTGACTCGGACTATGAACAACCTGAGAAACCTGCCAACCCACAAATAGCAACCAAAGCAAGTAACTAGTATGAGTGACGCTTACGATCCAGTACGACACATTGGCCCCGCGATTAACCATCAAAAGATGTATGATTTTGAGCGTGATATTCTTCGTGTAAAAAACCCACTCAATGCAGCATTTACCTTTGAGTATGATGGATTGCCAAGAACAATTGAAGCAAATGGGACAAAAGATTGGGAACGGTATCTTGTGAGGCGATATATCTGGAATATGATCGGGCATATCTATAACCAGTACGCAGAGAAGAAAATGACTGATATGGAAGAGTCTTTTAAAAGAACCCACCCTGACGTTATTGATGACCCCTATTTATTAAATGAACAAATCTATTTGAAGATGAAGCGGGCTGATGATCCGGCATTCCAACAAAAAGTGATAGATGATTGTATTGTCGGCTTGGTTAGTAAGTTCGGACAAAACCGTGTGCTTGATAAACGACCTGTCAATAATGGGAAACTTGATCCAAACAGCCCTCTCTATATGGATCTGATTGATGGGATAAAAACGATTGATCCCAACTTGCAAAATGTACAGCCTTTAGCACCGATACAGCCACAGGTTGCCACAACTCCTGTTATACCTGATGCAACCCAGCCCTTAACAACAGTCGCACCATTATCGGCACAGGAGGTAACGATATGAACCCAGCACAATTACTGTTAGAAAAAGTATTCGGGCTAGCCTTGAATCCAGGGGAATCCTACTTTGCTCAGTTATCCCAGGCAATCGGTGCAACAGGGGAGTTATCAAATAAATCTTCGACTAATGAGGTATTACTAGAATTGTGTCAATTAGTAGATAATTGGGAGAAACGGCTTAAGGCCCTAGAAGAGGAAGTTGGTAGAATAGAAGCAACAAAGTCTACTTCCGCGCTTCAGCCTGATCCTACTGTTCCTTTAGATGCCCCAGCTACTCAACAAACAGCCAGATAAAACGCCAGTCACAATTTTTAATCCAGCTTTGGAAGCGTTTTCTTTTACTTATGACGGTGGTCGAATAAAACATACGCTTGCAGGCTATGATTTCGGTACCTATCCCAAGTGGTTGGCTGACAAAATGGCTAATCAATTAGCTGATTGGTATATGGCTAAATACGGTATTACATTAAACTACGAACTTGATAAAAAAGCGTTACTGGAAAGGATCTATGTATGAATGAACTTGAGCAAAAAATACATGATGTTATAAAGACTCTTGAGGTGAAACTCCAGGAAATAAAAGACATTGAGAATCAACGCATAGCCTTAGAAAATTCCCAGCTTGTTGCCTCGCAACGTGATGAGAAACTTAATGACCGCGAACTATCCCTTGTTCAGAGAGAACGGGACGTTACCTCACAGAAGAAATATATAGAGGATCAAAACATTTCTATGCAGACGCTTGTGGCAAAAATTCAACGGGAGAAAAAAGAATTAGCAGAGCTTGTTGACCAGAAGCGACAACTAGAAAAAGACAGATTACAGCTTGAGTTAGATAAGAAAGGGTTTGAATCTTTACTTAATGAGAAACAGAAGTTTGAGGCTGATAAAGTATCTTTTGAGCATGAGCGAGATTTGTTTATTAAAGAGAAGAAAGCACATTATGAAGCCCAGCAATTATTTGCAATTCGTGAAAAGAACTTGAAACAAAAAGAAGAGAGAATGGCTAATATTGAAAGAATGACAGGAGTATAATATACTTGAGATATGCCAGTTTCCACAAAAGCAGAAAATAGAAGCGCAGATTTAACGCGTGCCCTCGTTGTCCATAATGTATTAGGTACAGATGTTCTTTTCCCTACAGCCATAGCCT